CTCGCGCATTCTTCCTCTGTTAATACCTTAGTATATTGTCCAGAACATCGTAGTCAATGTTCCTCTCAATATCTTCTATTATTACTTTCTTAAGAGTGCGCGTAGATTTTTAGCTCTACAACATCAACTTCGGTTACGTTTTCTCGGGTTATCACATTGTCTCTTCGGGGTTTTACAGTTGTCTCGTCTGGGTTTACTGTTTTCCATTCAGGTTACGTTTTTCTCGGCTTATCACATTACTGCTTCGGGGTTCACTGTTGTCTCGTCAGGGTTTACTGTTATTCCATTCAGGTTACGTTATACTCGGGTTTCTTGCGTTTTCCTTCGCGTTCCTACGGTTTTCTCCGGCCAAAACATGACTTTAGAGGCTTTAACGTGGGTCCTTTTCCCATTCCCGCTCGCACTTCACTTACGTGCCACGGGTTTCTTCTTGCTGGCAGCCTTTCGCGAGCGCCTCTTAGGGGCGACCGTAACGCGCTCACGCACCATGCGTGGGCGTAACGGAGGCGGCGGCGCGCTCTGTGGCGATTGGGGCGCCATAAAGCTATTAATAGCCCGCACTGCCGGTTTCACAAAGGGGCCAATCACAGGGATTGCACTGGCGGCCGACTCCATCGCTTCCAGAAACCAATCACCGAGCCCGTTCTCAGCTGCCGGCACACCAACCGGCATGCTGACCAATGCGTGCGACATAATTTCCAGTGCCACCGGATCATACGGTGCGCTAGGCGTCGCTAAAACTAAGATTTCCGGCTCGGATGGAGTGGGAAAAGTCTCGACATAATAATTGACTGTCATCGAGAGCGTAGTTTGTGGGGACAGGCCAGTGAAAAATGCGCCGGCCGTGTGCATGGGCAGCAATTTTTGCCCGTAGAACATAGCGGGTTGTGTCGTGTCACCTGGTACCCCGGTCAAAAAGGCCGGAAACCACATCGGTGTCGTATTAACCGCTGGTGTTACCAGTTCCGTACTTGAACTGACAGTGTTCACGAGCGGTTGGGTGTAATCGACCATCAAGGGCGGATTCTCGGTGCCGACAAACTGACATACAAGGTATGCCCCGTCGGCCGCTTTCCACTGTCGCGAACCGGGAAGGAGCATTGCTTCGGCTTGCGTGACCGGTGGCCGACGTACTATCTGCGCTGAAAAAGCGGTGGAGCACCAACCCGCTGCGCCGTTGATCGAAAGATAAAAATCCGTGGGCCGTGGATGCGCCTGGGGCAGCCTAAACACGGTCACCTGGCCTTGCCGGTATATCTCGGCCGTTGTGTTAACCACCTCAATCCCCATACCCACAACACGTCCGTTACCAGACGAATAAGTTGCCGGGAGGCCAACACTGCCAACCAGGTTTTCAAACAGCTGTATATTGCCCCCTGATGTGACTGCATGCGCAGTCACGCCGCCTAGTGTCGCGGTTGGATTTAGCACCAAGGTGCCAGCAAAGACTGTATTGCCCCGCGTGCGGTCGCGAGGACGGAACTGCTGCGGCTGCATAAATGGCCACGAGGCAACAAGGCAATCCCAATTCCCAACAATAGTGCTGGGCGCTGAGAAAGTAATAGTCTGCTTGACGCAGCGAACTACTGAAGCAGCAGTTTCTAAGTCAGGCCAACCCTCGAGGTTGACCAATTGCTTATCGTGCATAGGATCAATGGCCGCGATAACAAAATCGCGACCTGCCGGTGTAATTTTCTCCGCCTTGGCGAGTCGATCGAGGATCATCTCGCCGCGAGTCACATTGGATTTAACGTCCATGTTTTTATGGGGCACACCCTGGTGTCGGACAACTTCCCCATAATAAAGGTCGCGCAAATCGCGCTCGCTCGGGACGCGAATGGCGTTCCATTCTGCATCATCAGACATGACAACGCCAAAATGATTATAAAGGTATTGTATATACCCACGCACGAATGCGTTAAAATTTCGATCCGTCCAGCCCACGATCAATAGACCAACCCCCCGTTTAAGGCTAATCGCTGGACCCTTGGCGAGTTCACTACTCTTGGAGTAGGCCAAACTCGCCATCATACGACCGGCGTCTGCTTTGGGAAGGCAAACGCCGTCGACTACAACCGTATCGGTTGATAAAAAGCTAAGCTCTCGAGCTCGAACTCCATACATGTGCTGCGGGTTCGCAACCACGCCATGGCGCATGAGCTCAGCACAGACAGTGGCGGGGTTGAAGAAGCCCAACGCGCGCGGCGAAACTGACCAGAGGTTGTCATCGCCCATAAATACAGCGCGCACCTCCCTGATGAATGAGGCGCCATCATTCAGATCAGGTGGCGCAAGCTTACGCCAACACCATCTGAATAGAAACTCCAAAATAAGAGTATTATCAGTTATAGTGCCGTACCAACCAGACGGCATGCTAAAGGGCGTAACGTAGAGGTTACCACGTGGGCCTAGCATTAACGAATTGACGACATTACGATAAAGCGTCATGATCCGCCAGAAATTCGCTGGGGTGCGGTGTTCAACCGCAAGACATCGGAAACGGAAATACGCCACGCCCCACAAGAGGTGACTACGCAACGACGCATCCCACTGTTCCTCGTCCATCGAAAAGGCCGCGTCATAATGTTCTATGAAGCGTATGAGCCGATCCCAACCACCGCGAAACTGGCAGAAACCAACCGCTGACAGTTTTTCGCACGGCTTCGCCTGCAAGCGCTCGTTGAAATCATACATGAGGCGGCAGCCGTGAACCGTCATGTCAAGTGGCATGCTAGCTATACACCGCTGTTTGTTAAGCAGCAGCTTCTCGGTGGGACGAATTTCCTCTTTCAAGGAATTGGTCACAAAGACCGTCCAAAC